TGCATTCATCAAGTTGCATTCAAAGAAAGTTAAAGGCCCAAACAAACAGAACATGCCGCTTTGTGGTGTCGAAATCGATCAAACTTCGATGGAAAATCATGAGCGTGCAAGCAAGCCACCATGCCCTGAAGGGGCAATGGTCGGTGTTTACAAGATCGTCAGTAAGATCCTCAACATTTTGATGCGCAAACTTGATGCGCCTTTCAACAACATTTGTCAGATGAGGATTGAAAAGGATCTTGAAAAGGGCATGATGATTGTATTTGAGTTTAAGAAAGGCTCAGTGTGTCCTCGTGATTCGTACAAGTTGAGATTGTCATTCGAGGATATGTATCTAGATTCAGGCTGGTTGTTAACCAGCCTGACCAACTTTTTCAATGAGCTAAATGCGACTGCTTCTTCTATGTTGGCCAATCCCAACAATCTTTTTAGAAAAGACAAATCAGGTAATTTTTACTTGAATCGTTTCGTCAAGAAAGCCCGTAATTCATTTGCCGCTGAAGAGCACGTAGCGGACGGTGTCATTCGCACAACTATCGAAGACCAAGCCATTGCTTGTGTCAATGCGAAAAGACCCACGAAGGTCATCGAAACTGGTGACCACAATTTCATTTTTGAGTCGATTCCATTGTATGTGGACGATACCACTACCCAACTCACCAGTATCATTGTTTACTGGATGATGGTTTTCGAAGGAGACGATGGTGGTGGCAGAACACATGCATTATATGCATTGCCTCGCAACAAAGCCTTGGTGACGAAGAACCTTCAAGATATAGGGTTCTGCGGAAAGTTAGAGACGATCATCAATGGTAGGCTCGAGTTCATCGGAGCCCACATCAAGGTCAAAGATGGTTGTTGCGACACGCAAACGCCTTGGGTGCCGGCTTTTTCACGCGGCATCGGTAAACTTGGCAATCATTCCACGGGAGGCACGCGTTTGCCAGACTCTTGGAGTCGTTCGGTGAGCCTTGCAGTCACTTGTGGGCACAGATTACCGACTATGAAGCGTTTGTTTATGGCATGTGGCAATTTATTGTCACTAGGAGTCTCTGATGACGACATTGTGAACATTGCTGATTACACTGAGGTGTCTCGCTGCATCGGAGCTATTGGTCGATTCAAAGTCAAAGACCTCCGAACGAGGTTTAACGCTATGGGCAACACCGGCATTGATGTTTCAGCCAGGGTCGAAGTTGATTTAATCAAGAATTCGATCAAAGCTGATTTTTCATTGGCTGACTTGGGAAAAATGTCTCTTATGGCTGACGAAATTGAAGGAGATTTTGACAATTTTGAGAAGATGATCAAGAATGATCCAGAATCTGTCAACGCGTCAGTAATACAAGAACATTTCTTTTCTCAGGCTTGGCAAGAGACGATCCATTCCTTTTTGCCGCCTCAATTGAGGCGATGACTGTGTTTGTTTTTGGACTGTTTTTGGCCTCCCAGGTGGGTGGGTGGGAGACAGGAGGCCAACTGATGAGGAGTGCCTGTATAAACATAATCTCCGAAATGCTACGGTATATTGGGCGAGGGCCCTTGGATACTGTTTTTCTTTTAGCCTTGCAAGATGATTTCTATGCTGAAGAAGGAGTTAGGGATGGGCGCGAAGGGTAAGGCAAAGGCCAAGCCCAAGCAACCACCTGCTCCAGTTGTTTCACGTCGCCGTCGTCGCCAGCGTCGTCGCTCAGGTCGTGCTTTGAAACCTTTGGCTGATGTTTCTTTATGGTCACAACACCACCATCCCCCTTTTGTAACTCAACCCATTTCACACATGTCGTCAACTTTTGTGCAAGAACGTTTGTCATTTACTTTGCCAAACGGTACTGTCAATTATGTTGGTTGCTTGATTGGTGGTTTTGATGGTTCTTTGGGTTCTCTTGTTTCCAGTAATCTTGCTATCAGTGGTGCTTCTACTACTGTTCCAAGTACTGGAAGTTCAGTTGTCAGTTCAGTTCAAATGGCCAATTACTTGAGTCCTTCTGGTAAGGTCAAGGCCCGCATCAATCGGCTTAAGGCCGTCATCACAAACACCGGTTCTGGGAATAGTTATCCCTCAGGTTTGGTCTGGGCAGGCACTCTTGACGCACCCGTCAAAACTTCCGATTTTGCCACATGGACAGACCTCAACAACTGGTTGATTGGACGACGTCAGTTGCACGATTTTACCGCCTTTTCTTTGATGGATCGTCGCGAAGGTTTTGTCAGTTATCCACTTGATCACATTGCTTACGAGTCTTACAATGATTTGGAAGCAGGGACACGCAACTTGACTGACACTCTGGCACCTATTGCGATTGTTTTGGCCCCGAACGCTGTTGTTTCCAATTACCTCATCACTTTGTACGTTGAGTGGAATCTTTTGTTTTGTGATGACCCTGTTTTACAATCTACACACACACATCACCGCTCTGTGTCTTCGAATGATGTGACGAAAGCTGCTAAGCATGCCAGCAACTCAAACGGTTACCTAGGTCGCATGGAACATGCGGTCGGACAGGCAGTCGAGCGAGCCGCTGCCGGAGCTTTGCGCAGTCGATTCCCGCGTGCCGCTCGTGCACTTGCACCGCGTTAGCGCAGTACTTGCTAGGCCCACCCCACAGGAAAACTAAAAATATTCAGGGCTTTGTTTTTGGGGTTCCGTTTCACAACGGGTAGTTGATCTGTACAGTCGATCAACGCGCCAACTAACATCCTTTAAGGAGACCGGTTAATTTAGTTGGTTGAGTTTTTGCGTCGTGCCCGG